ATCAAATTAACAATCTTCATAGAGTTTACTGCCTTCATAAACTCTTTAAAATTTTTAATTTCATTCTCATCAGAGTCAGCGTTTACCACAAAAAACATGGCAGTATCTGGTTGTTTATCAGATACCGCCAGTACAAATAATGTGTTTCCTTCTCTAATGATATTAGCACCTGCCTGATGAACCAAAGACAAAACCACCGCACGCATCTGTTCAGATGTTATGGCCGGTTTTGTTTTAGACGCAGCTATATCGATTATTTCCTCGACACTTAGCTGTTGGTGCTTAGAATCAACGTGTGACATTACTTAGCTGCTGTTTTAGCTTTTTCTACTAAATATGCTTCTAATGCAGCTTGCGTCTTTTTGTACTCACCATCAACATCAGCCTTAGCCATGATAGCTTGAGCGTCTTGGTTACGTGAGTTAAAATTGATAATTTCCTTGATACCGTGCATGTTAATGCTCCTTTTGTTATCTTCTATATCTACTAATGCAATAAAATCAACGGAAATGCCCTAATTAGTAGGTCCGTTAACCACCTCAGTTAGATCTTTTGCCCACTTTTTCCAGTCATCATACAGGTCTGGATCTGGTATGGCGTAACTGTTAAATGTGGGTAAAAATGTCAAAGATCTACCCAATTCCTGCCAGTGAAGTTCATCAACCATAGGCATCGGCTCTTCACTAAAATAGTGCAACATATTACCGTTCCATGAGTTCCAGTCCATGTCATCTGGAAGAAACTCAATAATTTGCCTAATCATGGGCGCTCATCACCAAGGTCTGCGGTAATTAACAATCGACCCATTTCATAGTTACCACCAATAGCGTTAGAGTTAAACTGTAGTCTAATCTCTCGATGTTCTAATCTAAGGTCAATCTTACCTGTGTCTGGGGAGAAAGTGTAAGGCCCGTTGGTTTCTGTATCACCTCGGGCAAACTTGCGACCCAACACAAACATATCCATGTCAGCGCCTTGAATAAAGTCAGGCTCTACACGAATAAGGTGCATACGGCGGTTAATACCTTTATTGCCGTCCTGTGATGGATCTCCGCCAACCCAGCTAATATCGCACGTTGTGAAGCTAGATGGGATAGCAAACACACCCTGGTCGGTAATCATGTCTACACCAAACTCTTGTTGCCATACACTATACCCTGTAGTTACATTAAATACCAATGATCCTACCGCTGGAACAGAATCAAAGTCATTGCTTACGGTGATTAAAGTAACTCCGTTAGCTGGGGTATTGGAGTTAAGAATAAACTCGCTTGTAGTTATTCTGTAGATCTCAGCGCCAGACACATTAGATGTGGCTACGTAAGCTCCAGGGCAAAATTGTGGAGTTTGGTTGCCCAATAAGTAAACTTGGTTAAGATCCGGCGCTGTTTCTCCCGATGGAGTATCAATTACAGCATGGCCTTCGCTAGACAAAAACTCATAGTCCCAACCGCACCAAATTGGTGAAGGGAACACTTCTGTGGTATATCCACAGCTTCTACGAGCTCCTAGTGCAGAACCAGCGTCATACCATATCTTATCTTTTACGTTGTAAATGATAGCATCTGTGCACTCTGTAGCTGTTCCGCGAGGATAAAAGAACCAGATTTCATTATAGCGGGGAACCTTCGTGGCCCATACTTTTTGACGTTGTTGGAAGTTAATATTGTCAAAGAGCCAGTTTACGTTTTTGTCGTTAGGCAATACTGACACAGAACCGTTGTAGGCGTAGAACCGGTCAGTCCCCATCCAGAAATACACACCGTCCATCTCCACTACAGAGTTAGATGACATGATTGAAATCTGGCTAGAAATAATATCGTATCTCCAGTACAAATCTTGTTGACCTGTAAAAGAAACACGAATTAAACTATCCAACGCCCAGAATAAACCAGACGGTGAATTGGTACCACCACGAACAGGCATTCCTTTAACAATCTTAGAGGACGACATGTTGACTTGGTTGGCCAACGGACCGTTCCAGTCTGTTGGTGTTTGTGTGGCGTAATCTGTTACTGAAACGTTGTTGTTTGCAATATATCCATTAGATCCGTAAACAAACACAAACGGATACAATACACAAACACCACCATCAACAGAAATAGGTCTATTTGTTGGATTTTGACCGCCTGTGTCTGCCAAGCCAGTGAATGACCACGTTTGATTGGCGCCAGGTAGAATGCTTCCAATTAACACTTGGTTAGGCACACCGTTGTCGATGTTTGCCAAGTTTTGACCTGGGTGTGCTAACACTTGTAGGTTACCGCCTAATGGGCTATATTGTAAGTCAAACTGCCATAATGTATTTGGGCTTTGTGTAAAAGCGCCTTCAGCAAGCCAAACTTGTGTTGGCGTGCCAGATGCAATAACTGGGGTGATACTTACAACAGTGTCTGTTGTGTATGTTGCTCCAGTAACAGTATACACTGTGGCCCCTGGGGTTTGGTCAAATATGACCTTTGCTCCAGTTGTGTAGACAGCTGTTTGATCTCCTGCAACAGTAAATGAATTTGAAGTATTCATTATAACTGTTTGAACACCTAGGCCGTTAGTGATGTCTACCTGATATGGGCCTGAGCCTAATCCAAGGTTTGTTCCAGATGTAAATACATCCACACCATTGCTGTTACCAATGAAGATATAATCAATGCCGTTATATGGATTGACAATCATACCCCTAGGTATGCCGTTTGGTGTTCTAAACATTTGGCGGTATCCACCAATCTTTTTAGGAACGCCACGTTGAAAACGGCACCATTCTCCATCACTAAATTCTCGTGATTCAAATGTTGTGCCGTCCCGTTTAATTCCAGCCTGCACCCCAAGGGTGTAGACTAAGTTAGTGTTTTGGTCTGCCATTAGAATGTACCGCCGCCAATACCACCTTCCGCGTTAAATGTAGCCACTGTGCTAATTGCAGGAGCAGATGGGTTACTATCATCAATCAATAACATCTCAGTTCCGTTTGCTGCAAAACCAAGTTGACCAACAGATTTTAAATACATACCTGTCGTGTCATCTGAGTTAAATGAGAATGACGGTGCAGAAGCAGATCCGTCGTTAGCAAAGAACACACCAGCTGTGGATTGTGAGAGAACATACAAGTAGTTACCGTCACTCAACACAATACCAACAACACCCGCCGCAAATGTGATGGGAGATTGAGAGCTTCCTGAAATTTGGAATGTGATGTTGTAAGAGCTTTGATTAGTGTTGTTTGTTAAAATATACAGCTGAGTAATGGCAGGCAAAGTCACAGCCAATGTCTGTGTTCTTGTGCCAGATAGAGCTTCATATGTTTGGATAATTGGCGCGTTGCTAACCAAACTCAACGTATTGCCAACAATACTATCCACGTCATAAGTTGCCGCAGAGAATGTTACGTTTGTCGATGGTGCAAGACCAATTGTGTAAAAATCTCCAGTGATGTAGTCAAATACAACAATACCAGAGTCACCCGGGTTAAACGTTTGTGATGGAGACCCGTTGACTGTTGAAGTTCCCTGTGGGAAGAATGTTACAGCGCCAGTTCCGTTGTTTCTAAATAAAATATACCAGCCTGCTGATAAAGAAGAAGCAGTAGGTAGGTCAATGCTTTGTAAGCCACCCGCCCAAATATAAGCTAATGCTCTACTAGAATCTGTCAATGTTGGGGCAGCAGAAGTCTCAACAATCGTAGTTGTTGTGGCTAATCTGCCAGCAATATTTGTCAAACCAGCACCAACTAAAGATGCTGCGTCAGCAGAAGAAGTGCCTACACCATACGCAAAGTTGTGGTAAATTCCATCTTCTGTTGTGTTATCTACAAGGTAAAAATACCTAGCGTCACCAGCGGCTAAAGTGACAGACTGATCACCAGACTGATCTTCTACAACAAAAGAAACCGCACCAAGGTTACGGAAAAGAATATCTGTTCCGACAGAACCTTGGCTGCCAGGTGGTAGTTTTATTGTTAATCCAGAAGTTGATGGGGTGCAATCAATGATACGGGCTGCAGCAACCTCTGTAGAGTTTGGTGCCACATAAGATGGCCAAGCTAATACGACGTCAGCAGAAAACGGTAAGTCAAGGTAACTGACGTCTGTTGGTTGAACTATGTCACCAGTAAAGGGGGATGTAAATGTTGGCATATTAAGGTTCCTGGACCGTTACGTTTCTATCAATATTACGAGAAGCGTTTTCTGCTTTTAGGGCGCCTAGTGATGCTTGGTACATACCTTGCCATACACCTAGCTTATCTACGTTCTTTAAGTAGCCTTGTGCTTGTAACAATGTGCCAAACAAGATAGCTTGCGGGGCTTCTCTCGTGATTAAGTTTTCTTGGTTTGTCTGATCCAATGGCTGGATACGGCTGTAGTAGATAATTTCTACTGTGTATTCCTGATCAGGAACAGGACCAAACATCCAATTATTATAGTCATAATCAGAGTAATAGATTGGTTGACCTGGGTCAGATTGAGATTGATATTCAGCTACATAGTCTTGTGAGCGCAACACAACAGGAGAGCCGTTAACCTTCATGGAAACAGTTTTTCTCCAACGTGCTGGTTTTTGCAACACAGAACCTTCTGAACCAGGCACTAATGTTGTTGTCACAACAGTTAACTGCCACAATGTTTTTACTTGTGCAGCAATCTCTTGTTCCGCCATCATAATTAAACGCGGGATTTGTTCAATAAATCCCGGGTCGTTACGCTCTGAATATTTAATTACGTCAGCAACAAGGCTGTCGTATGTCATTGCCGGTGCGGCCATATTTACCTTGTGTAGTAAGAAATGTTAGGTTGATAATAGATTGGAGACTTATCGCGCTCCTCAGCTTCAGCTTGTTGTAACCATTTCTGAGCTTGTACTTCCAAGTATTGGATTCTTGTTAAGTCACCATTAGGTACTTGTAAAGATAACTTGTGTGACAACAATGCTTGAATCGCTGCAATCCAACGGTTAGGAACATATAGCTCGTTTGTTAATGAGCCAACGTCTTCTAGTTGCTTTTCAATAACCAATTGGAATAACTGGAAGTCATTATTTGGAATTGGCCACAAGTACATCTGTGGGTCAATCTGACGGTCAAACCAGTATTGTAAAGAACGTTGTGATTGGAATTGCTTGTTTGGAAGGTTCCAGTAGTCGTCTCTGTTTAATCTTGCAAGAGGAATATCTTGTTGTGTGTAACAAAATACTAACTGTCTCAATGAGAAAGTTGATGATGTGTTTGTGTTTCTTACACGGAAATAATTATAAGGACTTGTATTATTTACAACAAAATAGGCCCACTCTTTGTCCGCCAAAGTAGTTGTTGGGAATGTTTGTTGAACTGTCCAAGTAATACCATCGTCGCTATTTTCTAACACTAAGTCATATGTACCACCACCATATGAGTTAATGCCCACCTGGAAAATGCGTTGGCTTGTTTGGTATGCAGCACCAAACCAATTTTCACCCAAGGTAGAAGTAGCGTGTGTTTCTAAGTTGCTATCAAACAACGCAGGTGCGTCATAGTTATCTACAGGTAACGCTTCAGAAATTTGTGGTGTTACCACATATCTCCAGTTGGCTTCTCTAACGTCCACAGTGCCTTGTGGTAGAGTAATAATAGTTTGATTAGCTAGGGTGCCAATCAACTTGTTCTCTAGCATCCACAGGTTTACACCAAGGTTAGAAAGGTTTTGTAGAATGTAAAATAGCGCCTGTTTGGCCGCGTTGACCAATTCAGGCGTTTGTTCTTCGGCAGTCTTACCAGCTTCACGGAACGCAAATTCAATTAGCTGGGATACCGAAATTTTAGTTTGATTTGTTGTGCCACTGTAGGCCATATTTATCTGCCCCTGCCGGATACTTTCTTAGGCAAGCTCTTTAATTTAACACCCTTGTCGGCTTTGTTAAACTCTTTAGCTACCTTTTGTGGAACGCCAACTTTCTTAGCAAAACCTTTATTGTGCGCAGCTGCGG